CTTGAGACTCAGTTACTGCAGTAGTTCCAAAATCTTGAAGAGTGGTTTTCCATTTTGCTTTTCTGTAGTTGAATTTACCAACAGAGAATTTCAATGCTTTTCCAGTCATTTTAATACCCCAGTTTCCTAAAGCAGCGTTAGCGGCTGAGATAAAAGAAGCGTTAGCATCCAAGATTGTTCCTGAAGCTCCTTGGTAAGGAATATCCAACTCTGCTACTTCAGCACCACCTACGTTAAAGGCAACTACTTTGTAAGCAACTCCACCTAATACTAAGTAGTCTCCTGCAACAGCACCACCGTTATCAACGTCAGTAGCTGCAGTAACATACTTGCTTCCGTTTACTACGGTGAAGTCACCAGAAGTAGAAGCAGTAGTAGTTGAACTAGTTACTCTTTCAAATTGGATGAATTTTTCAGCTTCTCTTGAGAAGTTATTGATAAAGCTCTCAATCAAACCATTTGCAATCTCTACTTGTGTAGCAGATGTATCTGATTTGTACTGACCATGCTTTACAAAGATTCCTCCTTGGTTAGCTGTGATTGATTGATCAATGTGTAATCTTACGATGTACAAATTGTCGTTGATTGCATCAATAGAACCAGAAGTTCCATTGTAACCAATGTAGTCAATTTGCTCAGTTGCAGCAGCTGCTACAGCTCTAGTTACTTTAACTACTTTGCTTGCATCAATTACATCACTTGTGAATGGAGTGCTGGTTCCTTTCCCTTCTACTAAAGTAAACAGACCACCTGCAACTGCAGTTGCTTCTGTCAATCTTGTAGTTTTAGAACGGTTAAAGATTCCAATCTCACCACTAGTTAATGTAGAGATGTCACCAGTTGTCTTTGCTGTACCAGCTACGCCAATAAACAATGACATCTTGTCTTTTTCTGTAAATGTTGCCATTTTAATTTAATTTTAATTATACAATTATTTAATTTATTTTACTTATTCTGCAAGGTTAGCTTCCGCTCTCCTTAATTGCCATATTTCTGGAGTTGTTACCCCTGTTGCTATTGCCACTGCTTCATCCACAATTGCTCTATGTGTAATAGCATTTAGTTCACTGTCCAGAGGACCGGGTACACCTTCAATTGTAAAGGCGCCTGAAATAATAGGTTGCGGTTTTCTAACATATCTTAGAGCGTACTCTGTAACTGTAGTGGCTGCATCTGTTATTAATTCATGCCTTTTAACACCTGCATTGCTGCTAAAATCTAATCTCCAAATTAATTCCCCAAAAGGTTTCTTGAAGGGATTCTTCTTATTGATAGTATAATAGTCATGCGTGATTGGCAAAATTTCTACACCTGTTGCTCCATTGTAACATGGATTAGTAGATGAGATAGTTGCCTCCTCTTGTATAGCATACAAGAAATCTGCAGGTAAATCAAAGAACGTTCCGTCTGCTTTAGCACCAACTTGTGACGCTGAAACTGTTGTACTCTTGTCATCTCTCACCAGTTCTGATAAATCCTTACGTCTTTTTTCAGTACCTTCAAATCCAGTAACATATTTGTTACCATCTGGATTCATTATGTGGAGAACTAATCTTTCTTGAGCACGGGATAAAAATCTACTGATCTCATCAGATTCATATCCTGGAGCATCAAAGTTAGTAATTTTATCATACAGGATCAAAAATTCCTGCTCCATTTCAGCTGCAGTCATCTATTAGTCTTTAGCGTTTTCTAATCTTGCCTTAATATCCATTAAGATATCTTGGTTTTTCTTTTGTTTTAAGAAGCTTACTGCAGTTTCCATTAATGGAACTTCTCCTGGCCCTGCTAGTGGTTCACCTCCTTGTAAGAAGAACTTACGTCCGTCTTTAAGTAAGATACCTGCTTCAACAGCATCTAAGATTAATAATCTTGTTTTTCTGTCAACATCTCTAGCAATAGCTAGGAAAGCATCTAAAGAAGTGTCAATCATTTTACCTAATTCATCTTGTAGCCACTTCTCTGAAGCATCTACTGGTACTCTTTTACCATGAATTCTTAAGAAGCTTGACATTTCTTCTTTGTTTTCACTAATCTTTCCAAGGAACATATAAGCTTCTTGAAGCTTCTTTTGTTTAGATAATCTATTGTCTACAGCAGTTTCTTCAGAAACAATCATAAACTTATAGCTTCTCTTTTTCTTAGAGTCCTCAAAAGAAGGTGCAATCTCTTCTTTATTGGCCAATAATAATTTGTAATCTATAAAATCTTTTGGTTGGTCCAACTTTAGAACTTTAGGATCTTTTCCTAATCTAATTTTGTGACGTCTCCAAAAGTTGTTTTTCTCTTTATATGGAGAAAGATCACCCGGTTTGTATGACATTCCGGAAACTTCAGCATTTTCAAAGTACGCTCTTTCTTCATCAGTTAGCGGACATACAATGTTACCATTTCTGTCCATTGGGGCTGAATAGTTTCTAGTGGCTGTTCCCACTAAGAAAGCTGCTTCATGTTCAGGATCTGTGATCCAGCTGCTCCTTTTAATTGGCACAATCTTTACAGTTTTGCCTTTGTATTCTTCCTTTAGGTTAAAACCTTTCTTTACCTCTCCCATTTTTCTCCGTTTTTTAGGGTTAATTAAAATTTATTTACTAAGATATAAAAAAGGGGCCAAGCTGAAAAGCTCAGCCCCATATTTTATTATGCTAAAATGTTTGGAATGAAAGACGCTGTCTTAGATGGATCTCTTACAATCACACCTCCAATATACATCTTGTGCTCTTCCCAAGCATCTACCGCACTTCCAATAGCTGTTACAGCTCCTGCTGGATCAAATGGATTTCTCAATCCTGCAACATACTTATGGATGATTGGCATTCCTTTTACAGCTACTTTTTGGATGTTTGGCATACCATCAGTAGTACCTACGTCCATAATGTCAAATCTGTAAGATTCTGCTACACCTCCATCTGGGTGAGGGATTTTGTTACGGTCTCTATCACCATACATAGAGTCAATGCTCAATGTAACTTGGATTCCGTTAGGACCAATGTACTCAACAAATTGCCCACCGTATCCCATTGGTTTTCCTACTGATACACCTGCTGGAGACATACCTTTAGAAATTCTCATAGTTTCTTGAGCTGGAGTGTACAATTGAGAGAACTCTTCCAAAGCTTTGTGGAACAAATAAGCTCCTCTTTCACCTGTTCTAAGAACAAATTTTCTTTGGTCACCAGAGATCTTTCCTTCAGAAAGGTCTAACAATCTTTCAGTCAAGTCTTCAATAGAGAAGTCATTGTAGAATTCAGTGTTAGCAGCTTCCATTTGCTGACGGATACCAGCACCTTGAACAATCTTGTAACCAGATTTACCAGCTACTTCATATCCACCTTGCTCAGTTCTGTTAGCAGTACCGTACATTAACATTCTGTTGATGTCTTCACGGAACTCTCTGTCAAACATGTAAGACTCATAGTCTTGCCATACAGTGAAAGTCTTCTTAGATCTTGGGTCCATAATCTTAGTTCCCATTTTTCTAAGGATCATGTTACCTGGAGTTCTCTTCATCATTCTCAAGTGAGTAAATGCATTACGCATTGTGATGTTCCCCTTGTAACGTGGTTGGTGACCTTTCTCAGAGAATTTGCTTTCAACTGGAGAGTACTCACCAGAGAATTTCTTCCCAGCAACTAACTCATCATAAGGAATGAATAAGTCTGAATCACCTGTATTTAACCTACAAGTATAAACAAAGTTAGTTCCTTCTTGAGTTGGCTCACCTACAATCAAAATAGGATAAAGCTCATTTCTCTCACCAACAATAACTTGAGTGTCATCAAACCAGTCTTTAGGAAAGACTAATTCAAATTCAGTAAAGTTTTTACCGGCTTCATCAGTAGCAACAACGGCAGTACCGTCAATACGTGCTTCAATCAAAGCAACGTTGTCCACAGCTGGAGAACTTAATTCCCAAGTGTAATCTCTCTCATCATCAAACTCTAAAGTTGGAAATTGTGCCAACATTGTGTCAATGTTGTTTCCAAAATTAGCCGCTTGAATCTTAGTAATAAGATCTGAAACCTTGTGTGGAGCTTGTTGCCATAGCGCACCCAAGTGATTCTCTGTGGTCAAACCCTTCCAAGAGGAAGCGTCCGTCATTTGTAAAAATGATAATTGTGACATATTAATTTAATTTAAAAAAGTTGTTTATTTTATAAAAATCCATCTAAAGCATTAATAATAGCAGCTCCTTGTCCTTTAGGCCCTGCATGCTTCTCAGCAGTTCCGGCTTTAATCTTAGCATCTTGTGCTGCTAATGCTTTATCTAATTTATTCACAGCTGAGCTTCCTACAGGTCCTGTTAACTGGCTCCAATCTTTGAATCCGTCTGTTAACGTGTGTAAGTAATGTACTTTAACCAAGTAATCTTGATCTTCAATCATACTTTTTACTACTGCGTTAACTGGGTTGTTCCTGCTGTCATACCCCGCTGTTTTAGTCATTGAGTCAAAGACCTTGTTCTGAGTTTCTTCATTTAGCTTAATGTTTGGTAAAATCTCTTTAGTTGCAAAGATTTTTGTTTTAAGCTCATTGACTCTAGTATTGTATCTTTCTTCAGCTGCTTGTTTATCAGCTTCTGCCTTTGCTATCATATCAGCTGCTTTTTTATTTTCAGCTGCTTGTAATCTAGCTAGTGCTTTTTTAGAATCTACTAAGTCCTCACCAAGATCTATAGAACGTCCTGCATATTTTTCTGCATCTTCCTGATCAAATCCTTTACTTAAAAAGTCCTGGATTAATACTTGTTTTCTAAACTCTAAAGCATCATCTCCTTCTAAGGTTGCTGGATCAATCTTTGCTAATTGATCTGCTGATTGCTTTACTTGTCTATAAGTGGCATCAGGAATGCCTAAACTCATTGCTTTCAAATATTCTTTCTGGTCATCATTTAAACCAGCAAGCTCATTTTGTTGAATCTGTTTTTTAATTGCATTGAGTAAATCCCCGCCGGATTTAATCTCTGCCATTTCTTCATCTGTTAGAGATGAAAGAACCCCATCCTCACGAAGAGCAGAAGTCAAGGAAGTAAGTGGAGAAGAGGGAGACTCTTCAGAGTCTGGGGCATTTTCATCAAAATCTTCTTCATCATTTTGTTCTGCCTCTTCTTGTTCCTTTGTCTCTGTGCTATCTTCAACAAAATCAATTTCTTTTTTTAAACCAGCTTCATCTCCTGGTTCTTCTGTTTTAGGTTCTGTGTTTCCAAAAACTTCTCCTGTAATAGGATCAAATCCTGGTAAATCATCAAATCCTGCTTCCTCATTAGCTGCCAAAAAATCAGCACCTAGTCCTTCAAATAATCCTTCTCCTTCCATAATAAAACTTATTACAATTACAAATTAAATACATTCCTTTTTAAAATTCCAAACTTTTTAGAGGCATATACCAAATATTCTACTTTTCTTTATAGCTATTTTGTTGATTGTCTCTTAAGCATTTTTTGGGCTTCTATCTTCTTACGCTCGTTTTCCTCTTTAGCTTTATTAGATCTCACTTTTTCAGAAAGTTCTCCTTTCTTGAGCTCAACATCCTGTGCAAGTTTCTGTGCCTCAAGTCTTAATTTCTCTAGGTTTTCACTACTTGTATCTATAGATGCTTTAGCTTGTAACTCTAATTGCTTAATAAGTATAGCGTTTTCTCTATCTTTTTGGTTGTCTTCAAGCTCTCTAAGTTGTTTATCAACTTCTGCTTGCATTTTAGCTTGTTCTATCTGTGCAGCTTGTTGCATTTGAGCCTGCTCCATTTGAGCTTGTTGTTCTTGAGCTTTTTGAGCTCTTTGCATAGAGTCCTCTTCAGCTTTCTCAATTTTACGTTTAATAGCGCTTACAGAGTTAGTAGTTAAAATGTCTAACAATTGAGAGAAGTTAATCATTTGATTTTGAAGACCTGCATGTGCAAGTTGTTTTAAACTTTCTCTTAAGTTATCATTCATAGAACCTGTAGTGATCATGATATCATAATCAGCTTCATTAAACTGCTGGCCGTCTAATTCAAACATTACAGTACTTCCTTCATCTAGAACGTATTGTACTTTCATGTTATCTTTATCTTTCCATGCATATTTAGCTGTTTCTAATAAAGCTTCTAATACTCTAATCTGTGTTGCTTGATGTTCTGCAAACCAGTACTCAGTAATATGAGAAGATTGAATAACCTCTCTTTCTACATTTCCTACAGCTTCTCTAGAAGAGATCTGTCCTTGTCTAGCAGAAGATACTCCGGAAATTTCACCTAGTTCATTCTTGATGTACTGTAACATACTGATATAAAGTTGGATAGTATTACCCATTTCCATATCAATAACAGGTGTAGGAAGTTGTTGTCCTCCAGCTAATTTACCTGTAGCAGCTCCTTTATTTCCTTCTTTAAAACTATCATATACTGCAAGGTTCATACCTTGTGCAAATGACATCCATTGATCAATTTTCCAGTTTTCCGGAACTCTAGCTAAATCTAGTGACATGATTTTACCATGGTTCTTAGCAATAGCTAACTCCGTTCTATACATCAAAATATTATACATGTATTGATAAGGCTTCATTCTATCCATTAAAGACACGGAACCATTATCATTTGTTTGGTAAATAGTACCAATAATACCTGGGCTACATTTAGAAGGATTTTCCATATTACGGAACTGTACTGGTCTAGGTTGCATTCTTACATAGATTGCTCTATTATCACCTTGTACAGAAGATCCTCCAATTTTATGTCCTTCCCACCATTCATTAATCCAAAGAACTTTAGCTTTTTCTCCTAGTTCTGGATTGATTTTATAATTTTCATCTTCTAGTGTAACTACTTCATTACCAAACTTATTAATACTAGTTACTTTAAGCATTTTACGTCTGGATTTCCAGTATACTTTAACAACACGGATATTACCGTCATCATCAAATACATTTCCAAAATCTCCGTTGTCCCACCAAGATGGATCAAATGTTTCTGGATCTAAGTTAACTGGTTTACGGTCTCCAATTAATTGTTGATCACCATCAGCATCTCCTCCAAATGATCCTTTTTCAATCATATCTATTTCTGTAGGAGTTAGTTCTTCATGATATTCATCAATGATTCTTCCTGGAGAATACCAGCTTCTAATAGTAATAACATCAGCATCTTCAATGTATGGAGATTCTCCTGATCTAATTACGTTAACATACTTAGGATTTAACCGTTCCATAATAGGTTCTCCTGCAACTATGTCTACTTGGTATATTTCTTCAGCTACAAGAAGTACGTCTTTAAACCCTTTAGCAAATTTTTGGTCTAGTTTTAGTTTCTTTTGTAGATGATTAAGAATATGCGTAGCCATTTCCTCTCTATGGTCCTGGAACTCATAAGTTCTCCATCTTTCAAAATCTGCTAATTTCTTCTTAAAATCTTCTTCATTTAAACTATCCGCTTTAACTTGTTCCATCAATAAAGCTGAGAATCTTTCCTTTAGCTGCTTTTCTTTTTGAGAAATAGCATCAGGATTAGATACACTTACTCTAATATCAAGTTTTCTTTTAAGCGCTTCCCCAACTAATAAGTCAATTTTAGGGTTAGCAATTGGATAATTCTGGATTGACGCTGGTGCAGTTAGATTCTGTAGTTTGAAAGGGTTACATGTTCTTTCAATATCTCCTTGATCTAAGATATCACTGTAAAGATCATAATTGATCTGTTTATTCCGGATACTTTTTCTCAGCCCTTCATGTCTATTGAAGGCGTAATCCTCTGCTGCGTCTATGTTCTGCTTTCTCCACTCTTTACCTTTTTGACTTATAGGTTTTTTCTGAGCGGGGAAATGAATAACTTTATCTGTAACCATAATTTACAAAAATTAATTAATTAAAAATCATATGCAAAGACAATCTAAAATAATACC